TGACGCTAAACCCAAGGGTTATCAGGTGCGCGACAATGCGGGGGTGAAACACCGCATCTTTGAAATAACCCTCAAAATCGTCAAGCCATGCCGAAAATTTATCGGTTTCGGTTTTGACCATATCAGGGGCGGCCGGTGCGGCCGGTGTTGTTTTGGCCGGTGTTGTTTTGGCCGCTGTAGTTTTGCGGCCGCCTCCCGTTTTGCGGCCGATCCCGTGCACTTCGCGAACTTGCTTAGCCGCATCTTTCATTGCATGCTTTGGCATGTTGACGGCCTCGGCCGCTGTGGTTGGGGTATCTACTTTTTTGCCGTCTTTCCCGATTGTGTTGACCATAACGGGGCACTGGGCGGCCGCGTGAAGTGTGAGGGCGTCAACGAAAAGGGCTTTCACGTTATGACCGGCCGCTGTGAAATCAGCCGCATAAAGTGACACTACGGCCGCGATTCTGTCCCCCATGGGCTTAGCGGGATCAAGTTGGGCGGCCGCCTTTTGGGCGGCTTCTTTGCACTTGGTCAGCATGCTTTGGGCGGCTTGACCGGCTTCATTGATTAACGTGCCGATAGCGGCATCGCGCGAGGCGGGAACAGTGGCGGCTTTTTTTGCTTTGCTCATGATATCTCCAATAAGTGAATCACCTAGAAAAACCGCTAGGCCGGTCATGCCTTGTTGGCATGGGTCAATTATAACCGATATCTAGGCCACATGTCCACCACATAGCGTTAATCCCACGGGATTAGGCCGGTCGCGGGTGATAGTAGTTAAGGCTCCATACGTCACTCGTCGTTCGTCACCCGTCGCATACTAGAAAGTTAGTGGATGCACACATAGCCGTGTTGTCAAGCGCAAGTGATGATAGTAGTGATAGTTTGGACGAAAAAAAGCCCGCGAATGCGGGCTGGCTTCAGAAGAAGAGGACGTCAAAATAGTGGAGGGCAAGCGCTGTGAGCGCGAGGCCCACAGCGACAGCGCTCAGGATATCAAGAGCACTGGATTTCATAGACTGGAACCTCTTCCAATTTGGTGCCGGTCTGAACCTTTTTGCAAGATTCTGAACCGTCCGCGATATTGGCTTCAACACGGATTGTCACGTCAACGGAACCGATTTGCGCTGTGTGACGGAACACGCGAGACGCGACATATTCCAGAGCATAATCAAAAGTGCTGTCACATTCGAACCCGTAGGTTCCGATTGCTTCGAGCAAAGCTGGCAATGCACCATCTTTCAGTGAAGTTACTGTATCTTCAATTGAAACGTTCAACTCATTGCGGAATGTGCCATCCCACTTCTGATATGTTGAAGGGCGCGCGTAAAAATGTTTTGCGAATCCGATTTGTTGCGCGTTTTCAATAATTGCGTTGACCACAGCGTAAGCTGGCGCGAATTCTTTGGCCTGCGCCTGCAGGTCTGTCAAATCTTTGCGAGCTTCCGCGAGTGACTCGCGCTTTGTAGTGATTGCGCGTGAGAATGAAACGGGTTTTGCGATTCTTGCCATGATGAAAATTCCTTTAAATAAGTGAGTTAAATTTTGTTTGGTCTCTTTCGCCCATGTAGGGAATTATACGCGAATTTGGGGTTTTGTATAGGTCTAAGCCTTAATTCTAGGGCTTGCGCGTGATAGTAGGTACCCACCCCCCACCGGCCCCCCGACCCGCCCCCACCCCGGTGTAGTGTGTATCCGTCACTCTCATAACAAGGTCAATTTTTTAGTACCCCCCACCTGTACAACAACTCCACAATTTAAAATTATTCACCCCCAAGCCCCTCTTGACGATCCAAAAATTTTCCAGCTATTTTTTCTATAGACACTGTTTAAATAAACATGTTACATTCCGCCCATGAACAATTCAATCAACGCCGATCAGGTGTTGCGCGAACTTGCACTTGCCATAGCTAGGAATAACGTGGGGGCCATGCGCCCGATCGCTGAGATTCTTGCAGGTGAAGGCTTGACGCAACAGGAATATGACGCTATCTCTGTAAACCCCCAGTTTACGAGGTACGTGGACAGCTATACGAAGGAAATGCAGGAGAATGGCTTCTCATTTGCTGCAAAAGCCCGTGTTCTTGCTGAAGATTTGCTGCCCACAGCCTACCATATGGTGCGAGACCCCGACATTCCTGCTGCAGTTAGGGCCAAAATCATCGAAAACTTCGTCGAATGGGGCGAATTGAAGCCTAAAAACAACGCAATTTCGACTGCTGGCCCCGGTTTTTCGATCACAATTAACATCCCAAGCACTGCAAATACGAGCCCAAAAACCATCGTTTTGGAGGCTGAAACCCCCGAAAAAGCCCCTCAAATTGCAGAAAATGTGCAAAAACCGGCTTTATTTTTGGCTGAAGACGAAAATTATGAATATGCAGGGGATGACTACCTATGAGTGTGAATTACACCCCAGTTCAGTCCGTAACCCCATACCTCCTCTCTGATAAATTCCAGTCCTTCATTGTTGGGCCAGTAGGCTCGACCAAGACCACTGCATCCTTGATGAAGATTCCCATCGAGGCTCGCAAAGTCGCAGCATGCGCAGATGGTATTCGCCGCTCCCGTTGTGCAGTGGTTCGTAACACCAGACAGATGTTGCTGGACTCGACGATCAAGGACTTCCTCGGACTGTTCCCCGAGGGGCAGGCGGGTGTGTACCACCGCACGGAGCTGAGATTTACCTTACGCTTTGATGATGTCGAGTGCGATGTGTTGTTCAGGGGTTTGGATGATGCCAACGACGTGCGTCGCTTGCTCTCGCTGCAGCTTTCGTTTGCCATGGTGGACGAGGTGCGTGAGATTAACTCAGACGTGTTCGACGCGCTGACTGGTCGTCTGGGCAGGTATCCCAACGGCATGATGGTGCCGCACCGCCCGCAGTGGGGCGTGGATGACAAAGGCAATCCCGTGCAGGGTTGCGTGGACGACAACGGCAACCAAGTCAAGAAAGTGTGGGGCGCGACCAACCCGCCGGACATGGACGCACACTGGGAGCAGTACCTCACCAACGCTGACCCTGAGAAAGTTCACGTGACCATACAGCCCTCGGGTCTGTCCGACGAGGCCGACTGGGTACAGCACTTGCCCTCCGGTTACTACGAGGACTTGTGCGAGGGTAAGAGCGAGGACTGGATCGACGTGTACGTGCATGGTAAATGGGGGCGCAGCCTGTCAGGAACTCCGGTGTACCAGAGGACGTTCACACAAGACTTCCACGTGGCCAAGGAAAATCTTAAGCCCATACAGAGCGCAGACTACCCCATCACCATCGGGATTGACTTCGGCCGCACGCCTGCGGCAGTGTTCATGCAGCGTGACCCGCGTGGTCGGGTACTGGTGCTTTCCGAGCTCACCAGTGAGAACATGGGCATCGAGACGTTTATCACCACGCGCTTGCAGCCGCATATTGGCAACACATACCCCGGGTATCAGTTCGTGACAGCGCCTGACCCAGCGGGGTTTATGAAACAACAGCTTAACGAGATGACGCTCGTGGACGCGCTGAAGAACGCAGGGTTTAAGTGCGTTAAGCCGCCGACTAACAAGCCAGACCTGCGCATTGAGGCAGTCGAGCGACTGCTGTCTAAGCAGTTAGAAGGTAAGGCGATGTTCCTCATCGACCCACGTTGTACATCGCTCATAAAAGGTTTTCGCTCAGGTTACCGGTACAAAGTTAAGAAAAACGGGGAGTCGGAGGACAGCCCTGACAAGAACGAGTCGAGCCACATACACGATGCGTTGCAGTACGGAGCATCGGTCATCGACATGAACATCAGAGGGTTTGGTTTGGAAGCTAAACGTCGTGAAGTTAAGAAAATGAGGTACGCATACACTTGACCGCTTGACACGGCAGCGTACAATGCGGTAACTATTTAAGGACGACTGATGGCTACAGGTATTGCTCTCATTCCAGTTGCCCGCGCAAGTGACCTTGAGGCGGAGTCAAGAAAGCGTAGCGACGCTATGCAGAATCAACCCGTTATTCAGGGTTTGGCTGCGCACGTTCGCACTCGTTGGGATAGCTCACGAACTGCAAAACGTGATCTTGAAGACCGCATGCTCCAGTGTTTGCGTCAGCGCAACGGTGAGTACGACCCAGACAAATTGCAAGAGATCAAGGAGCAGGGCGGCTCAGATATCTACATAAATCTAACCTCAGTTAAGTGCCGTGCAGCGACAAGCTGGTTGCGGGACACGCTGTTGGGTTCCGGCTCTGATAAGCCTTGGGCGATCGCAGCGACGCCAAACCCAGATATGCCTCCCGAGATCATGCAGGAATTGCAGGCACGACTGGCGAACGAGTTGGCGATTCACTTGCAGCAAGGCGGCATGCAGCCTAGTCCCTCAGAACTTCGCACGATGGCCGTGCAGATGAAAGACGAAGCTGAGCGTGAGATGCGCGAGATGTCCGCAGACCGCATAGCCCGCATGGAACGTAAGATGGAAGACCAGTTGCAAGAAGGCGGCTGGCATAAAGCGTTCAACGAATTCTTGGATGACATCGTTACATTCCCATACGCTGTACTGAAGGGCCCGATCAAGCGTAAACGCAAGACCCTGAAGTGGCAGAACAACGAGTTGGTTCCCGTCGAAGAAATTCGCAACGAGTGGGAGCGTGTTGATCCGTTCATGCTGTACTGGGCTCCATGGTCATGGAACTTGGGCGATGGTTATGTGATCGAGCGTCACCGCATGACAGCGGATGACTTGCAGGCACTGATTGATGTGCCCGGTTACAACAACGACGCTATTCGTACAGTGCTCAACGACTTCTCGACATCGGGCATGAAAGAGTGGCTGTGGTCTGACGCATCGAAAGCGCAAGCTGAAGGTAAGTACGTCACTGAGGCAATTATTTCCGGTGACTTGATCGACGCTCTGCAGCTGTGGGACTCCGTCAAGGGTAGCTTGTTGCTCGAGTGGGGTCTGACTCCGAAAGAGATTCCTGATCCAGCTCTGAACTACCCCTGCGAAGTTTGGCTCATCGGTAGCACCGTCATTCGCGCTGTGCTCAACTACGACCCGCTGGGTCGCAAGCCTTACTACCTCACAAGCTATGAGAACCTGCCCGGTTCCGTAGATGGTAAAGGCGTGACTGACTTGTGCCGTGACGCACAAGCGATGGTAAATGCATCAGGCCGTGCACTTGCGAACAACATGGGTATCAGCTCTGGCCCACAGGTTGGTATCAACATCTCTCGCTTGCCATCAGGCGAAGACATCACAGACATGCACCCTTGGAAGATTTGGCAGTTCTCATCTTCTGACTACGGTGACAATTCACCTCCCATCACGTTCTTCCAACCCCAGAGTAATGCCAACGAGTTGATGGCTGTGTTTGAGAAATTCTCTGCACGCGCTGACGAAGACACGATGATTCCTCGCTACATGACTGGTGAGAACACACCCGGCGCAGGACGCACATCATCTGGCTTGTCCATGTTGATCTCCAACGCTGGCAAGGGTATCAAGCAGGTTATCAGCAACATCGACAAAAACGTCATCACGCCAGCCATCGAGCGCTTGTACCAAGACAACTTGCGCTACAGCAAAGACCCTGACCTGATCGGCGACGTGAACGTTGTTGCAACTGGTGCGTCTAGCCTCGTGATTAAAGAAGCCGAAGCGGTTCGCCGTAACGAGTTCTTGCAGGTTGTTCTCAACAGCCCAGTGGCTCAGCAGATCGTTGG